GAACACTCGCAGGGGATGAAGGCAAGATGAGAGCCAAGACATTCGAAGAAATAAAGGAGATGATATAAAATGGATGCAAGTGGAGTAAAACCAATAAACATGGTGCTAAAGACAGGAACGACTATCAAGGGACCCGGTAAGATTATCGGAGTCTATGATACAAGTGGTGTTGACCTAGCAATAAACAACGAGATAGCAATAGGAGTGTCCGCAGGGGATTCCTCAAGGGATGCAGACGGCGCTCTTGAAACTGCTGCCGGAGCAACCGTAGCAGTTTACCCTCTTGGCGGTGTCCTGATGGTCCAGTCAAAGGCCGGCGACTCTTACAACCCCGGTACTCTTGTTTACGTGGATGCATCCGGACTAGCAACCACCACAAGCACCAGCAGAAAACTTCTTGGAGTTTATGTTGGACCAGCAGGTGTGACAGGAGCAGCCCTAGTAGCAAACGGAGTAGGTGATTCGGGAGCAAGCGAGGGAACAATGATAGCAGTAATGACGGCGGGGGCCGCAACTGCATAGGATGGTGATTAAGTATGGCAAAAGATACATTGGAACAAATACTAAACGTGGAAGCAGCAGCAGGACCCTTTTCAACGGGCGATGCAGTCTTGGAGCAGACTCTAAGAGACTTCATTCAACTGCAATCAACTACAATCGCAGTAGGAACGAACGTCGTCGGAGTGCGCTCCGTACCTTGGATGGACTTCAAGTGGTACACAGGTGTCACCGGGTCCTTCGACTTCCCACTAGACGACAACGCAGTTACCGAGCCAAGCAAGATTGGAACGGCCAACTACACGACCAAGTTGGAGAAGGGACAGGGGCGATGCACCTTCCTAGACTCAGTAAGGCTACGAGGCGAGTCCTTTGAGAACATCGACAGGCAGCAACTCGGAATTGTCCGCGCCCGCGCAGACAAGATTGACGCTACTATCCTAGCCGCTCTAGCAGCAGGTGCAGGACAGACCGCAGCCGCAAGCGCAGCCTTCGGGTCTGCTGGCGCAGACGAGGAGGGCGACCTTCTTTCCGCTATGGACCTAATCTTCGCTAACGCAAGGGTTTCCGGTGACGAGCCTATGGCTCTAATCCTACCAGCAAGCAAGAGGAGCGCTATGCTAAACACACAACTCTTCGGAAACGTGGTTGAGTCCCTACAGGACCACATGGGCCGCATCGCTAACATGACTGTTTACTACTCAAGGGACAGTTCAGTAGCAAGCGACGCTCTACTACTTATCCCCGGTGCTGAAACAGCCGAGTTCTTCCAGTACAGCGGAGATGGCTACACCGAGACCGAGTTGACGAGACTACCCGGTGTTGGGTTCGATTGGCTACTAACTTCCTTCATGGGAACTGTAGTCCACGAACACCAAGACGGAGCAGCAGCCGGTAAGAACAACAGAATCTTCAAGATAACTGGTGTCGCTTGAGGTTGGTGATTTAGGTGCCAAGAAACGTTAAACTCAAAGCAGTAATGGACGGACGAATGGTCCGCGCTATGGACGACGGCGAGGACTTCGGATTTATCCCTGTAATGCTTAGGGTTAATACTGCCGCAGGTGCAGATAATACTGTTGCTCTTACAATGGAGAGAAAATTTACAGTTACAGACGTACAAGCACAGAACATTGGTGGAGCAGGTGCTTCAAGTGATACTCTTCAAGTAAAGAATGGCGCAAGTGCAATTTCTAACGCTCTTGATATGTCCGGTGCAGACAACGTAATTGTCCGAGCCGGTACTATTGATGACGCTCAGATGGAAATTGCCGCAGGCGGTACTCTTAATGTCGTTGCTCTTGATGATTCCGGAGATAACCAACCGGCAAAGATTGTTTACATCACAGGCTACTACCATCTTTAAGGTGATTTAGATGGAAACATTTGAAGATGAAGCCGGATTGTGGGAAGTTAAGCAAGTTGGCAAGAGAAAGGTTATGACTCTCGTTGAGCCAGCCAAGAAGAAGGCAGCACCAAAGAAGAAGAAGGCTGCCAAGAAATCTAAGAGCGAGTAAGCATGGCTAAGAAGTTAACAAAGGCACAGTTAGTGTCTAAACTTAAGAAAGCAGACATCCCTGTCCCAAAAACCGCCAAGGTTGAGGACATGGAACACAGGCTTGCTCATTGGCATGGAGGCGGAGGCTTTATGGTAAGACTTCTAAAGAATCCCGCACATCATAAGTGGGATGGTCATCCTGTAAAATTACTTAAGGATAAAAGTATTCTATACTGGATACCAAAAAGTGACATGGCTAAGGAGATATTAGAAAGCAAGATTGTGATGAATCTGGGCAATGTGTCGGAACCTTCAAATGACGCTCAAGTTATTGACGTACCATCAGACTACCGGATGGTGAAGCAACATGGCAGTAACGACGGCGCAGATTCGTGATTTACTCAATAGACCTAGAGGATTGAATGACGGAACTATCAACGAGTATATTACCATTCGTACCGCAGAAATCAATAAGAAGGTTAGGGCGGCAACCTATGTGGGTGGTACCGCAGACAATGTTCCATCAACAACTCTAAAAGAATCTGCCATCAAGATGATGGTATGCGCGGATTGTCTTAGGGTTCTAGTAGATACTATTCCAGCATGGGTACCAGAAAAAGAGCAAGGAACACAGGACGTTAGATTCAACCAGCAACTTAAGTCGTTTGAAGCACAGGCTCTTGAGGCGATTAGAGCAATAGAGGAGAAGGGTGGAACTGCGTTTAAGGTTAAGGCAACCACAAGTAGAGTGGGTGGCACAACAAGTAGCCAATTGAGCGGTAGCATACACCCTACTAACAAGTAGGTGATGTTATGGCAACAAGGACATGGATTGGTGATACTTCTACCGCCTTTGAAACTGCGGCAAATTGGAGTGACGATACGCTTCCCGTAAACGGAGATAGCATTGTCTTTAATAGTAGCGCAGATGCGCTTTGTGTTATTACCAACGCCCAACCTTCTGCTAACGCAGCACACAAATTCGCAGAAGTCACTATAGAAAATAACTTCGACCAGACTTTTGTTTTTAACCATGCTAGTGCAAACCTTAAGACAGATAAATTAACCATAAAAGCAAAGGGTAAAATAACAGATAATTTAGGAGGAAAAATTTCTTTCTTTGGTGGTGGAACATCCGGCGTCTTCGTATTCTTTAATCACGCAGATATGGGTTCTGGACCACTTGGTATGTTTGATACTGCTACATCTAGGTCAAGATTGGCTTTTGATTTTGCTAATGTTTCTGCTGGTACGGTAATAAAATTAGAAAATGGGGTTTATCCAAATATTACTTTTGTGGGTACAGGCAACAATAGTAGTTTTAGCCCTACCGCCGTAACTGCCGCAGGAACAAATACATATCCTACAACAGACATGAAGACCTTTCTTACAGATAGTGATACTTCAGTTATTCCTGCTACAAAGAATCAAGCAGACTTAGGTAAGATTTTTAGAATACATGGTAATATTTATGCGCAATGTGCCGATTTTAATTGGGGTAATACTACTTTGGAAATACAACCACAGGATACTAACGGAAGTAAAGTACCTTACAATGGCAACTATACTTCAAGTGGTAATTTCAGATACGGTACTGCTGCAAAAGTATTCAAAGCCAAGTATAATCACTTGAGAATAGCAGGTCTTAGTGGTAAATATTTCCAAATGGACGCCGGCTCTATTTTATCTTGTAATAAACTTACGGTTTTACCAGACGCTAGATTCTATGGTCCCGATACTAGTGTCAATAAGGGTGCAGAAATACAGACTATAGAGCAGCCTACTATACAGGGCGATTGGAACTTTGCCCAGTTGTCTGACGGTATATACAGAAGCCGTAGCAACCCACCACCAAATCAAGAATATCATAACATACTTACTAACACATTAGGTACTAACGGACAGGTTCTAGCCGTTAGTTCGGGTGGAGGTCTTGAGTGGTCTTCTAGCGCAGGTGGTACTGCAAGAACAGTAACAGTTGATACTAGCGGAAATGGTAGTGCTGACAATACTTTGGAAGCAAGCGAAACCCTAATGCTAAAGAAAGGAACAAACATAACCTTATCAGAAGCCCTTGGTGTTGTCACCATAAACGCTACTGATACTAATACTACATATTCAGTAGGGGATGGTGGCCTTACTCAGAATAACTTCACAAATACCCTCAAGAGCAAACTCGACGGTATTGAAACATCTGCTGATGTAACAGATGCAACAAATGTTACTGCCGCAGGTGCATTAATGGATTCAGAAGTAACTAATCTTGCGTTTGTAAAGGGACTAACATCTGGTATTTCTAATACTAATGTTCTAGTCGCCAATGCTAATGTAGCAGATAATGATTTTTTAAAGATTGATGGAACATCTGTTGAAGGTAGAACTGCCGCAGAAGTAAGAAGCGATTTAAACGTAGAAGATGGCGCAACCGCCGACCAAAGTAATGCTGAGATTAGAGCCGCCGTTGAAGCGGCCAGCGATTCAAATGTTTTTACAGATGACGACCACAGTAAATTAAATGCGATTGAAGCATCTGCTACCGCAGACCAAACGGCAAGTGAAATTACTGCTTTACTAAATGATGTGGCTTCTTACACTTTAGGAACAAGTAGCGGTACTATCACAATAGGAGATGATTTAACAGTCACAGGAGACTTAATTGTAAGTGGTACTACTACTACTCTTAATACTGCCACAGTTGAAGTAGAAGATAATATCCTTCAATTAAACACAACGCAAGGTAGCCCCGATACTGCTACTGCGGCAACAAGCGGAATTAGTATATATCGCGGTAATGGTGTGACCCCAGCATCCCTAATTTTTGATGATGGAGATGACACTTGGGATTTAACGAATGCCCTAACCGTTGCTGGAACTATTACAGGTAATCTTACAGGCAACGTAACAGGAAACGTAAGCGGTACTGCTGCTACCGTCACAGGGGCTACACAATCAGCAATTACAACTGTTGGTAATGCTTTTACTATTACAGGAAGCAATTCTGCTTCACTAAATATAACTGCCACAGACGGCGGAAGCATGCCTGCACAAACCACATTTATCAACATGACTGGCTATGAGACTAGAGGACAGGGAATCAGGTTCTTCGATGAGGACGCATCAGGAGAGGAGTGGTTTGCGGGACTAAGGTATGCGGGTGGTTTTGATGAATACATGATTGGATATGACGCTAGTAACGGTCAATCGGAATATGTAGCAAACGCACTTCTTCAGGTTCATAAAAACGGAAATGTAACTGCTACCACATTTGTAGGTGCTTTAACAGGAGATGTAACAGGTAACGTAAGCGGTTCTTCCGGCTCGACCACAGGTAATGCGGCCGGTTTATCCTCTACACTCGCAGTAGCAAGTGGTGGAACAGGATTAACAACAATTGCCTCTAACACGATACTAACAGGTAATGGGACTAGCGCACTAACCGCAGAATCTACCTTTACTTATGTGACGGGTGTTTTAGAAATGAACGTAGGTTCAGATGGTTCTAATGATGCGGCTAACATGGTCTTAGATGGTCATGTAACATCGGGTACTAACACAGTATCAGAAATATTAGTGAAAAACAAAGGCGATTCTATCACTAGGATTCTAACGGGCAGAGAAAGTGCTGATGATGCGGGTTTCCTCACATTTTCAACACAACCCGACAACTCTACCGGAATACAAGAGAGAATGAGAATTACATCTGATGGAACGCTAGAGCATATGAAAAATACTGACGCAATAGCATATCATGGCAGGGCGGCCATAGGGCATTCTGGACATAGCGACTATGCCGCTTTCGGCCATCTTGACACATTCAATACCGGAGGCTACGCCTTACTTCAATACGCAGATGGGAGAACATTCCTAAACGCAGAAGCAGGTCAGTCTATCAGATTCAGAATACACAATAACGATAAGATGATTTTGACCAATACAGGTAATGTCGGAATAGGAGACACGAGTCCACAATCCCCACTTCATGTAGAGCAAGTAAGTAATACCACTTTTGCCGCCAGTAATACCCTACAAGAGCATTTACTTCATCTAAAAACCAGTTCCGTCACTACCAATGCTTTCGCGGGAATAGCATTCGATGTCTCTACTGAGACAGATGCCGATAGTATCGGGGCTTCCATATCCGCTTTGAGAGACACTTCTGCTAGTAGCACAGCCGCTAACCACGATACGAACCTAGTATTCTCGACTAACGACGCTGGTGATGATGGTAACACAGAGAGGATGCGAATCACGCATGATGGTAATGTCGGAATAGGCACTACTGCACCCGTCGTACCGCTTCACGTTTCTAAGAGTCTTGCTACTACTGGCGGTAGTGCCGGCACCACATTAGTAGGTTCAGAAGTATTCAGGGTTGATACAGTCATTACTGAGGCTGACGGTTCACTTGATACCGGGCCGGGTTTCGCAATTAGGCTAGAATCAACAAACGACCACAATGGCCCTAATTATACCAAAACCATAATTGGTGACGGTGGTGGAATGAGAGTTAAGAATATTTTTGGAAATTGGGGGTTCTCAGAATGGTGGTTGGCCGGAAACGCTGATGGTAGTAAACCGATTATGTCACTTGTTTCTGGTGGAAGTTCAAGTGCAGGTGAGGCTCAAGATGGAATTCTAACGCTTTACTCTTCAACAACCAATTGGGCCAACAACACATACTCACCAACCAATAACACATCAAAGGTCAGACTAGACGCAGGTGGAGACTCTTACTTCGATGGTGGTGATGTCGGAATAGGCACAACTGCGCCCGAATACAAATTAGACATTAGGGGAGAAACGAGAGTAATCCCCGGCGATGGAAACTACTGCCTAAGAACTGGTTCTAACAATTTAGACATAGGCATTTGGAGAGTAGACCATGATGGTACGGCAAATGATGAAGGTGAAAGCAATGACTCAAATTTTGGTTTTGCTCTCAAATACTTAGGAACGGGAACTGGCGATAACAACGCTTTGGTTTGGCTTGCTGATGCTGAAACGGGAACACAAGTCCAAGCCATGAGATTAACACAAAACGGTCATCTAGGGATAGGTACTACTTCTTCTAGTGCCTCAGATAGCGGTATATTAGCAACACTACACGTTGAAAGTGCAGACGAAAAATTGGCTCTTTTCAAATCCACAGATGCGGGGGCGGGGATACAGATAGATTCTCCCAATGATGGGTATAGCGTAGTCTTCTTTTCCGAAGGTGGGACTGATAAATGGAGTCTTGGTAAGTTAGCAAGCAACTCTGATAAGTTTTCCATCTATGATGAGGTGAATAACACACCGAGGCTAGTCATTGACACATCGGGTAATGTCGGAATAGGCAATACAAGTCCTTCAAGCGCATTAGATGTCACAGGCTCGGTTGAGATTTCCAGCAACCTGTTCTTCAATGGTGCAGGTAATCACTACATCAAGCATAGTAGTGGTACTGCATCATCTGATTCTTTCACATTCAGATTCAGCGATAACGAAGATGTGATGATTGTAAGAGGCGATGGTAGGGTCGGAATAGGCACTACGAGTCCCGATTACGCCTTAGACATTGAAACAGATGTTAGCGGCCACCAAGCCAACGTGAGAATCAAAGATACGTCTTCCTCTAACTACAACACATGGCTTGAGTTAGATGGCACAGGGAATACCAACGTAGCATTCTCCGAAAGCGGGACTCTCAAGTGGTACACAGGCATGGACGCGGGGGACAACCGATACCGACTATACGCAAGCGGTGGCGGTAATGAGGTTTTCACTGTCGAACACGCTGGTGGTGTTGGTATAAACAACAACAGCCCTTCTGGTGTTCTTCATATGAAGGGAACTGCGAACAACTCAACCGCAGGTTACAAGGCCCATATGAGAATTGATGATACTGGAACCGCATTCGATGCCGCTAACAATGGTGGTGCTATTTCCTTTGGAGGAAAACATAATGCAAGCGGCACATCATGGTGGTCTAAGATTTCCGGTGAGAAGGCAAACACTACAGAAGATAATAAAGCGGGAACCTTACGCTTCTGGACGCGCGGCTCGACTGGAAATCCGACTCAGAGAATGATAATCAATGAAGATGGTGAGGTTGGAATAGGTAACTACCCATTCACAAGACATGGGGGTGCTACGGTAAGCGGCCCGGATGCCACGCTTCATCTAGTATCGGGTACAGGTGATGTAACTTTAAAGATTGAAGCGGATATAGAGAATGATACAGAAAGCCACAACCCTATGATTTGGATGGTTCAAGATGGTGGGCTAGTTAGTTTTAAATTGGGATTATATGACTCTGGAAATCATGCTTATTTGGATTGGGGCAATCTTACTGATAAAGACCTAATTCTTAAGAACAACGGAACGGAGAAGTTTAGATTCACAGGTGATGGTAAACTCGGAATTGGCATTAACAATCCCTCAAGGTTATTACATATTGCAAACAATGGTAGTGCAACTGATAATGCTTACATGAGAATATCTGCGGGTAATGAAGGTATATCCGGTATTGAGTTCGGTGACACCGATGATGGAGATGTAGGCAAGATACAGTATGACCATGACGGTTCCACAGGCATGAGATTCATTTCCGGTGCATCTGAAAGAATGAGAATCAAGACTGACGGTAATGTCGGCATAGGCATTACGAGTCCCGGTACTTCACTTCATGTTGCAGATGCCGCAGAAGTGACCTTGAGTGTTGATTCATCCCATGCGACAGGCTCACAGATTAGCCTCGATGCGACAGGAACAGGAGGACATGAGTGGAGATTAGTTTCTGCGGCGAATGGTGCAACAGGAATAACAGACAATACGGGTGCGTTTGGTCTGTATAGCATTAATGGTTCTAGCAACGGGTACAAACTCGTTGTAGAAGGAACAACAGGCAATGTAGGAATAGGCACTACGAGTCCCTCGACTGAACTTCATCTATCGGGTGCTGACCATCCCTCAATAAGAATAACTGGAACAGACAATTCCAATGCTGACCCCGCATTTGAGTTATTGGGAACTAGTGATAACTTTACCGAAGGTGGGCAACTATGGTATGATAACGGTACAGGGGTTCTTCACCTCGCATCGCTCTACAACAACACCAATGCAGACATACAATTCCATACAAGAGTGGCAGCAGACAGGTCTACCTCTAACGTGAGAATGACGATAGAAGGTGATGGTAATGTCGGAATAAACGATACTTCACCTTCCTACAAACTAGATGTAAACGGTGACATAAGAGCGCAAGACGATATGTATACTGACAAACTCATAGCAAGTCAAGGTATTAGGTCTAGTAGCAGAGCCTCTTTCAACACCATGACTTACTACTACTACGACAGGCAAAGCATGGGTACGAGTGCGGTTTATCTTCGTTCGGTTGTTGGTGGTTCATCAAGCGCCAATCCGAGTAATTATGCAATGCCTCATGCGGGTCAAGTTATGCAAATTATGTTTAGTTTTTATGGACAGACTCTCGCTACTAGCGGTACTGACACATGGACAATACATAAGATTAATACTGGCGGGGTTACGGCATCAGTAAATATGGATATAAATTTCGCCAATCTTAACAGAATCGGTACTACAAACAATTACAATATATTAGTGGATGTATCAGTATTAAGTGATGCAAGTAATATAGATTTCGTGGCAGGTGATATACTACAAATACAGAGGACTGATGGTAGCCCCATTGACGTAGAACACGTTAATGCACAGTTGTGGGTGACGTTTGACATATAGGTGATAACATGGATTGGGATGAATTAAGAGGAATAAGAGATACCGCACTATTGCAGATGGACAAGTATCAATTGACGCTTGCGTATGCGGCACTGACACAAACGCAGAAGAATGAATTAGCGACATACCGTACTGCGCTTCTTACCTTACCACAAGACCACGATACACCGGCAGAAGCACTGGCTAACTTCCCCACAAAACTTTCTTGGATGGCATAACTCTTAAATACACTAATTGTCTGGTAAAATTATGAGTGAAGAGATGAGTGAAGTAGAGATGATGAGGCAGGTTGCGTCAGACCGTTTGGTTTGGCTAAGGCTAATGGAGAAGGCTATCAATGACATTGATAGTGTACTGAATGGTCTAAAGCGCGATATTGCTGAAATATCACAACAGGTTGCCAACAGAAATGCTGATATGACTATGGTGGAAAGCGAAGATGAAGAAGTTTCTGAATCTGACGAGTAATGCCCCAAGCAATAGTAGCGGTAATGTGGTAATATGGTAATGAGATTAGGAAAAATAGTTTATTCTCCACCCGAAAAATCATACACGAAGGTAAACATTGAAGAGACACCTCATGGCTACAAGATATATCGGCCCGGAGATACGAGGCACTTTACAGTAATTCCGCTTTCCGCAGTCAAACAAATAATTTACGATAGGTGAGAAAAATGAGTGAAAATAATACAACAGTAGGAGATTGCGTAGCAGATTGCGTTGAGGCTTCTTCCGGTCTACTAGGAGACATTGAGATGGTTCTAGTAGCAGGCGGTGCGCTTCTTGCTCTAGCAGCGTGGGGATACCAGAAATACAAGGCGATTACGGCAGACGGCAAGATTACTCTTGAGGAGTTGCTCGATGCAGTAGACGAAGTAGAGGATAAAATAGAGGAGGCCGAGGAACACCTAGAGGTTCTTGAAAAGGCTTACGACAAATACAATGTGGCCGAGTTAAAGGCCATGCTCAAGGAGAAGGGACTCCCAGTTGGCGGCAAGAAAGCCGACCTAGTTGCTCGCCTTGAGGAAGCCCAATGAGTGGCCGTTTGGCCCCTGCTTGGTTTTCTTGGGTCGAGGGTAGACTAAGTAATCAACAGACGACCCTTCAAAACCTTGAAGAATCACTCGCTTCATACAAGCAAACACAGAAGCGTATGCTTTACGCAACAATAA